CTGCATTTGCATGAGTTCCACTTGGTAATGGTGGCGTAATTATATTCAAAGAAAAAATAAAATCACCAGATACTGCAGGAATTTCTAAAACATATCTATTACCACTATTTGTTGACCAAGTCAAAACATTGGTTGAAGTGTTTAAATTTAAATAATAATTACCTACTTGTACTTTTATTTTAACCATAAAATAGTCAGACGTAGAAAAAAGTCCTCCATTATAAATTAAATTAAAATCACCTAAAATCTGCATTTGTTTACCACCAATAATATCCCCTACATGAGATGGATTGAGTGTACTATCAAACACATTTGAACTTTGATAAATTAAATTTACATTAGTTGTATTAAACTTCCTTCTTGCTGATTTAATTGCAGGAAAATACTGCCAGCAATTTTGACCACTTGATGCCCATTCAGTTGATTGATTTATATTAGAATCCCATGCTACTAATGTCTGTCCTAAATAGGTACTATCGGCTAAATATTTTCTTTCTTTCCAACTTGCATTATTATAATTATTTCGTGATATAATGTGAAAATATCCATTTGCTAAAATTATTCGAGCATCAAATAACATTAGAATTTGCTCAAGTATATCATAATAAGTAAAGGCTTCTAATTGCCCATTTGATATGGTATTGCAAAATGCTCTCGGATATACTGTAGTTTGGTCTAATGGGTCAACATTTGTACTCCAATGTGTTCCACTTGTAACCATGTTGTATTCATAAAAATTTACTGAATTTGAATACAATGTATCTAAAATAGTTATTCTAAAATATATCGGAGTGTATTGTAAGCACTGCCACAAATACCAATTTAATGTTTGTGGAGTATAACTAAGTGCATTTGTACTATCTGCTAATTCTAAAAATCTAAAGTCTTTTAAACGTGCTAAACCATCGGTAAATTTAAGTTCATAAGTGTAAGGATAAGCAGCATCTTCACGTTGGTTTAAATCATGCAATAATACACCTATCCAATATAATTCATATAGGTTTGTTGATGTGTTCCATTTGTACAAATGACAATAAAATCTTTCTTCTTTTGCTAATTGAACTTGATTAAATAACCAAGTTTCTAAGGTTGAATTGTCAACTATAATAGGAACACTTAAACTACTGCCTTTAATACTTGCATATCGCTTGTCATTTTGACTTTCATAGTTTAATATTGGTGGGCTTGATGTTGCTATTTCAGTACTTGGACCAATTGTGTAGTCTGTATCCCAAATCTCTACTTTCCATTTTTCGTTAAATTTAGTAGATTGAACATAAGTTATATATTTTGGATTGCTCATTATCTTACTCTGCCCCTTTCATAACCGCTTCTATTTACTGATACTAAAAGATTATTTCCTCTAATTTCGCCACCTACTTGTAATACTCCAAAATTGCTATTCATTCCACCATTCCCAAATGTACCTATATTAGGTGCTGCACTTGCACCGCCACCACCTGAACTTACACCGCCACCGCTTGCACCTGCACCTAATACCCCTGCTGCTATATTTAATCCTACCCCTGCTGCAGTTGCTGCTGCTGCATGACCATAGGCTTGAACAGCATAGTAACCTGCTGCCATTGCATACATAGTCATTGCCATTGCATTACACATTTCTGCTAACATTGCTTTTAATGCTGCACCTGCATCTACATTATCCCCACCTAATGCCTTACCAAGTAAATTCCCAAAATTTTGGAGTGCAGGAACTATCATTCCCTTTAAAGTTTCCCCCATCTTTTTCATTCCATCATTTAAAACTACCATTCTTTGACCTGCTTTTTGAATGTCATCTAATCCCTCTGCTTTAAATGTAAAAGTAACTGTTTGAGGTACATTTAATTTTGCTGCTTCTAAATTTTTTATTATTCCCTGCCTTAATTCATCATTGCTTTGAGAACCAAATGATACTCCAGTTGCTTTTTTTCTTTGAATTAAATAAATGCCTTGATCCGTTCCACCTCTTGCACCCATCTCACTATTCATTTTCTGAATTTCTTCTACGTGCTTTTTATGCTCATCTTGTATTTGTTTATTATTTTTCTTTAAATCATCTAAAATTCCTTTTTCAATTTCATTTTGTTTGTTTTTATAAATTTCAGTTAATGATTTTAACGTATCTCTATAACGCATTTGGTCAAATATATTTTTTTGACTTTCCAAATACGTTTTACGATTAGCCTCTACTGCAATTTCATAATCTTGTTTTGCCTTTTCTCTTTCTAATGTACCTTTATCTCCAGTTGCTTCTGCTTGTAATAATGCTAATGCCCTTTGCTTGGTAACACTATCTTGAATTGCTGCATTTAAGTTTGCTTGTGCCCTTGCTCCTTCATTAGTCAAACGAATATAATCTTCTTGCGCTTTTTTAGTATCACCCATCGTTTGAATGGATAAGGCTACTAAAGCACCTATAATTAATGTTAATCCTGCAGTTGCTATTGCTGTGGTCGCTCCGATTGAAGCTATTGCAGGTAAAACTTCCAAAGTAATAACTGTTTTTAAAACCATAAAAGAATCGCCCGCTTCTTTTAATGATTGTAAACCTTGAGTTAATGCCATTGCTCCTTGCAGTTTTACCATTGTTTCTTGCAATGCCTTACTATCACTTCCAAATAATGCTGCTGCCCCTTGCGCTGCACTAAATGCCCCTGCCAATGACTGCATTACTCCAACTGTTGCACTTAATACTGGAGCATCACTCGAGAATGCTTTTATAGTATTATTGGTTAAATCTAATCTATCTTTTAACTGACCTGCTGTTTGCGCTGCTATTCTAAACCTATCCGATGTTTCACCAAATTGTATTGCTGCCTCTCTAGCCTCTCTCGCTGCTGCCCTATATGCTGATTGTAAATTCTCGCCTGCCCTCTTTGAACTTGATGACATCTTATCGGATGACTGAACAACTGCATCACCCATTTGCTGACCTGCATTCTTTACGATTGCGGCTGCATTATCCATGTCCTTTTTAAGTCCTGATGTATTTGCTCCTAATCCTATGCTAAGTATTTTGTCAGCCATTATCTAAGTTCCACTTTTGTTTAAGTTCTTCAATCTTTTCTTTTGTCAATCCGCTTGATTCATCTTTGGTTTCCCATTCAAATTTAATCAAATCTTGCGCTTTTAAAGGTTTTGTTACATGACAATTTACTAGCCATGTTGTTTGCCACCTTATGCGCTCCCAATCGTTTTGGTCTTTAAATTTTAACTGCTCTAAATACTTATGATTAATAGCGTAAAATTCGCAAGGTTGTATTATCCAAAATTCAACTGCACTCATGCCTATCTGACCTAATGCAGTTGAATAGTGGTCTAATATTAAATCAAAGTTGGGGGCTACTTCGCCCCCTTGTCGTTTTTTGGCGCAAAAGCATTTGTTAATGACTTGTTCATCTCCATTGATACCTCATAAAAGGCTGATAAATTTTGATTGAAGTAGTCTTCACATTCTTTCACGCTGATTGGCATTTCTGTAAGGTTAGAATCCTTAATAATTGCCCCACCAAAAATACCACTCGCTAAATAAATAGGTGCATTCTCTAATGCATCTAAGTTGCCAATGTCGAATATCTTAGTATTCGTTAATTCTTGGATTTTTTTTAATGCAGTGTAGTTAAAAACTACATCGTGTTTTGCTTCTTTTATTGTTATTTTCATATTGCTTTTTAATTTTGTTGGTATGGCAAAGGCAATAGCTTAAAAAGCTAAAAGCCAATGCCAATGCCACCCAGTTAGTTAGTTGCTTTAGTTATTGCTCCAGTGCCTTCAAATGATACTGTATAAGTCGCTGTATCTTCTACTGGTGCGCCTTGTTTAATTGATTTGATGAACGCTGAACCTTCGTAGTACACATCACCACTCACCGAACTACCTACTCTTACAGTTACTGCCGAACCAGTATTCCATGCATCATACAAATCCACAAAGAATTGATAAGTACTACCAGTCTTTTCTTCATAAAATCCATTTGCTGAAAAGTTGAATGATTTCTTATAAACTAAAATCTCTCTCCATCCTGCACTTTGTTTTGTTGTCACATCTTTTACTTCACGCTCCAAATTGAAGTCGTTTGAAGTTAATCGGGCTATTACTTTGGTTGCTACCTTAATTGTAATATCCGTTCCGTTTACCATTCCTGTTGTTGCCATGTTCTTATATTATTATATCGTTGTTTTACTTAAATCTGCTGTACCTTCTATTGAACAAGTAAAAGTTGATGTATCTTCTACTGGGTCTGTATGCTTTAAACTTTTTATATATCCAAATCCCGAATATTGCTTGTTGCCATCTACTTGGTCTGAAATTAACATAGTAATTTTAGTTCCATTATTTTGCAAGTCATAAAGTTCATCAAATGTATAGCCGCTTCTTTCATATGGTAATGCTGTGCTTCCTTTATTAACCATTGCACAACCTACTTGTACTGATGTTGCTGTGTTTTTTTGAATGATTAAATTTACATCAGCATCTAATATTGTTCGAGTTACTGAATACCTTGTAAGAGTTGATGTGAGTGTAATTGTTGCGCTTGTTTGACTTGTGTTATCTTCAATTTTGATATATATACTTCCTGTTCCTTTTGCGTAAATCGAGAATGTTATTACATCTCCAACTATATAAGTATTGGTTGCTAAAAATTGATTTATATATAAAGTACCACCACTAAAAACTAAGTTGTTTATAGTTTTTTTACCAAATGGATTTACACTATAATTTGGTGTAATTGTATTTGTTTCGTTTATCCAATTATTCGCATTTGCTAAATTTTCACTTGATTTTATTAGGTTAATTCCTACACCTTTTATAAAACCATTTGCAGACCCATTGAAACTTTTCTTCATTGGTTTGCATTCTCTCCACCCTGCGCTGTCTTTTGATGTGATGTCTTTTACATCAACCTCGCAGTTAAAATCATTTGAAGTTAATGCTGCTATTGGGTCATTGTCTATTAATAAAAGTATATCCGTTCCGTTTGTCATGTTCTTAATTTTTTATTCTTAAAATATAATCTTGCTGCCATCCATAAATGCCATCCAAATCAACATTATCATTGTACATCTCACCTTCATTGTCAAACACTATTGATTGAACATTAACACCGCCATAAGTTCCTGATGTCTTTCGTTCTAATGCTGTTCTTATTGCATCTGCTACATTGCTTAGTGTATCGTAATTATTATGCAAAATATTAATTTGAACCCTAATAACATCTAGTTTACTTGGTCCATCTTTATCAATCGTTGGTACTAAACTAACTTGCTCATAAACTACATAAGGAAATTGAGCTAAATTATTCGCTTTTAAGGGCGATATTCTAGTACTTACATAGCTTGTTACTGCCGATGTATTAGTTAAAATATTATATATTGCTTTACCTGCCTTCACTAAATACTCCAGTTTTTTTACCTGCTTCTATTATTACTTTTTCGTACCCTTTTTTTAACTTTTCAAGCAATGAGTTTTTCATCTTATCGTAAGTAGGTCTAATGAATGGATGCGCTGTCATTCTACCTTTAAACCCTTGCTTAACACCTGCTTTTGATAAATTCGCAGCTACATACTTACTTCGACTTCCAACATATCTATCAACTGTTCCATACTCAACTAAGTGTGCATGATTACCTCCTTCAAACATACTTTTTTTACTCGAATATTTAGGACCTACCCATAAGAAATTTGGATTTTTCTTACTCTTAAATGACTCTATGCTATCTCTTAAATTCCCTTTGTCTACTGGAACTGCCGACCTTAAAGCTATTATCAAATCATTAGCTACTGATTGATTAACTTTTGCTATATCTTGAAAGTTCTGTTCATTTGACAATAGTTTGATTCCATTAACAATATCATCAATCCCATCAATGCTACAATTCATTGATATTCCATTTGGATTATTTGTATTTCTTGTTAATGTACTCATTATTTCAATACTTCACCAACTATTCTAACTGCATTTCTTCTACCATATTCAGGTGCTTCAAAAAATGTTACAATTGAATATTCAAGTCCTTCATATTGAAAGTGCCATTCGTTTGTAACACTTGTTACATCGTTAAATCGCACATCAATAGTCAATTTATCATCTACGTTTCTTTTACCTTCAATGAACTGTTCTGTATTGGCTCTAGTATTAACATAGCACCAAATTGTACCCACCTCTGTATAAGTATATGAGGTTGCACCACTTGATGTACTTTGAGTTGCTACTGGGCTAAACAAAGTTATTTGATTGTCAAATTTACCGCTAATTATATCCACTTAATATATGCAAAGAATATTGGTTGCTGTTGTATTTGTGCTAAATACTTTTTTCACATCATAAGGAAATGGACCTACTGGTACATTCTTAAATAATTGCGCTCCTCTACTCGCTGCCGTTGCTGTATCTGTATCAGGATGACTTGACATTAAAACATTAACATCTCCACTTACACCAATATACAATGAACCGCCTACTCTTTGAGTTGTTCTTTTAAATATCCTATCAACTGTTGGGGCTGTTGTTGCTGCTCCAGTTAAATCAACCGCTGAACCGCCTAAACTTAAAGATACTTGGAAGGTATTTGTTGCACTACCTACTATGAAATAATTATCAGTAGTTGTGATTCCAGTAACTGTTCCTAAACTTGTAAAAATTACTATGTCACCATCACTATAACCATGTGCATTTAATGTAAATGTATCGGTGGCTAATGTTACGCTTGTAATTACTTTTTCAGGTTCAGTTACTTGTAATGGTAAACTATCTGTTATATAAGCGGTATTGCTTGCTGTTACTGCGACTGCGTTTGTTCCTATTAAATTTCTCATATACTTATTGTTCTATTATATCTATTGTGGTCAATGTCTAATAATGTATAAACTCCAAATGGCAATTCTATTGCATTTTGTGTGCTTACTTGATTTCTATTGTCATACAAACTTGTAATGATTAAATACATTGCTTGCTTATAGTTTGAAGGTACATTAGCTGCGCTTGTATAGCCTGCTACAAACCTAATTTTAAAAGCATTTAAGCTATCTTTCATAGTCGGCACTTCACTAAGTCTAATTCTACAAACTGGACTTATTAAATCAACTTCATAAGTGCTTGAACTAATTGTTTGTTCAGTTCCATTTGCATCAATATATTTAATACTTGTAATTGATTGAATTGGAAATTTATTTAAACTAATATCCACTATCTGCACATCTTGTTTGTCAAAATTAGCCTGCAATGTTTGTGTCATTAGCGGTCTCCATGTAAAACCTTCTACCCACTTACGAGCAGCGGTTATCAAAGATGTTATTAAGGCATCTTCTAAGCTATTAGTAACCCTTAAATTTAGCTTTGCTTCAGCTAATGTTATTGGCTCGCTTGATGGTTCTGTTATGACTGAATATGATTGCACTATTTTACTGCTTTTTCTGTTTTAGATTCTTTTACTGCCTTTTCAATTTTAGGCTTCGATTCTTCAATTAATTCTGCTATGCCTAATTGAATTAATTCATCTGCTTGGCTTGCTTCAAATTCGCCATATTCACCTTGAGAATAACCTAATCCAAAACCCATTGGACTAGATAAAAATTTTATTTTTTTCATTGCTTTTATTTTTAGAAATAATGAGGGGAGTCGAACCCCTCATTATTTGACATTGTTAAAATTAACCAGTAATCAAATCCAATGTTTTCACTATTGTACCTGCACGCTTGATGGTAGTATCCCAATAAGTGTTACAGATTATTCTTGTTTGTCCTTCTGCTGCTGCTGTGTAAGGGTCAATTACGATATCCAAACCGCCCCACTGACATACTTTTAAGTTACTAAAATCACCTGCGATAACTGCAGAACAATTAGAACTTGAAGTACCTTTTGTTAAGTTATTTGGAAGGTTTGAAGTTACTAAATAAGGAATGTTATTGATAAATCCAGTTGCTCCATTGAAATATGAACCATAAGGAATTAACATAGCACCTGAACCAGTATCTACTGGAGTTGCCATCAATAATGCTTCTGTATTTGGATTGATTAACCAAAATATTTTGCTTGCATCTACGTTACCATTCAATAATGTTTTTCTCATGTTCTGAATGTATGTTAGTGATGGTGCACCTCCATTAGTACCTAAAGCTAAAGTAGCTGCGGTTGCATTTGCGGTGATACCAGTCATTGCATTAGATGTTCCAGTTCCAGTTAATACTTTTCCTTCAACATAAGGATATAAAGCATTTTGTAATGATTGCAATAATTTTGCATCCATTGTCGGATCTTGAATCATCAACTGATTTGATAATAAGATTTTACCTGCAATTCTCTTTGGTGAAACCGAACGATTTACAGTTACTGCATCTGCATCTGCTGCGGTTGCGTTTTCTGCTGCATCTGCAAAAGTCCATCCAGTTGAAAATCCAGTGTAATCTACATTAGGAACCATGCCCATTTCCCATTCTGCACCTACTTTGTCCAATACTCTGTTTGCTCTTAACACATCAAAGAAACCCATCTTATCAGTTTGGATAAAGTTTCCACCTGCACTTGATGAACCTGCGCTCATTGCACGTTTTTGGATTGCGTTTAATGCTTTCAAGTTGATGTAATGACCATTACTTGATGCACCTAATGAGCGTGCCTCTGTAACACCTTCATCTAAAATCTCACGCTCTAAACCAGTGATAGGCTCATTGCGATTGATTGAGTTGAAGAATTTAGTCATTGAGAAATTACTCATTTCTCTTTCTTCTGCATTCATGCCATCATTTGACTTCTTGCTTTGTACTGATTTTTTTGCAAATTTCTCACGCAATTCAGCATCTTTGATTTGATTTTCAAAAGCCTCAACTTCTGATTGAATGTTTCTAAGTATAGTAGTTTCTTCAACTGATAACTCACGCTTTTCAGTCTCCGCTTTGTCTACCAACTCTGAACCTTCTGCTCTTTTTAGAGACTGTAATTGTCTCAATTCTACACTTGTTTTCATGTTGTTTATTTTATATTAAGTTAAATTTATGCTTATTAATTAGATAGTAATTTGAATTAATATCCGTTGGTCTTACTTGCTTTTTTCTTAGTTCAATATTACGCTTGCATGCTTCTATTTCGGTTTCTTCATATGCAGGATTAACCACTGGTCCTACATCGTATAATTTACCAATTTTAGTAATAGTTCTTATGCACGTTCCATCCTCAAAATCTTCAACCATTTGCTCATTAACTGTAAACGCAAATGAACATCCTCTTATATTTTGA